CATTACGCTAAGCATTTATGCATGGATTCAGTGTTTCAAAGGGAACAAAAAATACATTGAATATTTACTTGAAAAAGGATATAAGCCAGTTACGGCAACAGATCAAGATATGATTAAGAAATATAGTAAGTTGACTGTTAATGTTGCAACCAATAATATAAGTCCTAATTGAATTTACCATGTCTCCTCATCGGAGACAATACATAAAAGTGTGATTTCAATTGGAAGGAGGTAACTAATTATATTAAATGAGATAATAAGCATAGGATCATTAATTGTTGCATATACAGCGATGAGAAGTAATATAAGCAGTTCATTATTAAAAAATAAATTGTGTATCTATATGGACACCATCCCAGATAAAAACGCAATTTATAGTTTTAGAGGTGATGGAGCAGATTGTTCAATATTTGCTTCTAATAATACAGATAATACCGTTAATGTTAAGATTAAAAAATATATATTAGATACAAGGAAAACAAAATATTTAAATTTTATGTTAAAATATTACAAAATTTCATGGATTATCGATCTAATATTAACAATAAATATAAAAATGCATAAAGCAAGAGAACTATCATCTTTTCCAGAAGATATAAATAATAAAATTGCATACATACATTCATCTAAAACAATATCAATAGAACCATCGGGTAAAATTATTTTGTTTGATAATAGACAAAGGCTTAATCATTATGATAACTATTTCATTTTAAAAATCTTAGATTTAAATACACATAAATCATGTTATTGTATTAATGATATATATTAAATAAACACTTGACATGTAATACAATATTAAATATAATAAAGATACTGATTAAGAAAGTTGGAAGCTATGCAAAGAGAAATAGTGGGTATAGCACGAGGGCGAGTGGAGGTTCTCTCTTTCAATAGGATCAAGTGGCGAAACAGGTATACGCACAGGACTTAAAATCCTGCGATTGGTATCAATCATACGGGTTCGAATCCCGTCTTGAGCATTGTAACACGATAACATTTAGGGATGTGATGTAAATTGATTGAGTGTAAGTGAATAATATTAAATAATAATAAAAGGAGAATAATAAAACGTGGAAAAGTTTAGCGAACAACTAAAAGAAATTAATACTCAATTAAATAGTATCCATGACTATCAAGAAAGAAAAGATTATTCAAACTCAAGATACATAGAAACAATTGAAGCGGAAATAGCATTTTTAAAGACAAAACTAGTAATTTTAAAGGAACAAGAAAAATACTTATCTACAAATGCATAAATTAAATGAAACGAAAGTTTTATCGCATTTTTAACACAGGATACAGACATAAAATTAAATAAACATACTATATATAGTAGTAGAATAAAAGGAGATTGAATATACATATGGCAAATGATACGCTCAGACAAGCTTTTAATCAGGTAAAAATTGAGGGACTACTTTCAGAAAAGAATCTTGAAGAAGTGAACGTACATCGTGGAGATGGTACAGATGATGCAATCCGAGGTTCACTCTCTATCGAAACTACCCCAAATAGTGTACATCAGGTAAGATTGTTCACTTTTAAGCATAAAAAAGATGGTGGAGAAAACAAAGTATTTAATTCATTGAAGACTGTTATGGATGAGTATAAAGCTATTGCAGATGATGGGATAGGGCGAGAAAATGCTGATAAAGTACGTGTAACAAGAGGACAACTTGGCATCAATGATTATGTTGGTCAAGATGGTGCATTGCGTTCATTTCCTCAAATTTCTACCAACTTTGTCAATAGAGTAACAGAATCTGACAAAACTCCATATGAACCAAAGGCTACATTTGATGTAGAAGGTTTTGTCAAAGCAATTCGACACGAAACAAAAGATGAAGAAGAGACGGGGAGAATCTTTGTCACAGTAGTTATCCCTGAATTTGGTGCGAAAGTGGCTCCTATTGAATTTGTAGTAAATGAAGATTTAGCTGGTGATTTTGAAGATTTGTATTCTGTTGGAACTTCTGGTGAATTTCAAGGTGATGTAGTAAATTATAGTGAAGCTGTTGAAACGCTCGAAAAAGGTGGCATTGGCAAGCCTAAGAAAAAAATTACATATAATGTTAAGCGTGAATTAGTTATTACATGGGCTAGTGAACCATTTGAAGACGACAATGCCAAATTTTATAATACAGACACAATCAAAAAAGCATTACTTGAAAGAGATACATATCTTGAGGGATTGAAGGGATCATCTTCCAATAATAGCAAAAGCACAAAGTCCAGTGGTGGAATTGGTAGCAAACCAAGTGAATCAGCATCAGCAGATGATGATCTAGACCTTCCATTTTAAAGTAAACAGAATTTGTCAGTGGGATGTCAGATATATTTGTGGTTGGTTAAATTAAATAAAATTACATATAAGAGGAGATTGATCAATTAATGGCATTTGATATTTTTAATCCACCAGTTTCACACGTAGCAGAAGGTATTGAAGGTAAATCTTTCTTAGTTTATGGTAGTAACTCTCTTGGTAAAACAAAACAAGCAACAAGACTTCCCAAGCCTTTCCACTTGGGTTTTGAAGGAACAGGACTAGACGCAATTAATGGTGTGCCTTTTGCACCGATTAATAAGTGGACAGATTTTAAAAGGGTTAATAAGCAATTAACCGACCCAAGAACTCTTGATAAAGTACATGAAATTTATCAAACTATTATTTTTGATGAAGTTGAAGCAAGTGCTTTGTATTGCCAGAAATACATTGCTGATAAGTATGGTGTAGAAACAGTTGGTGAAGGTAATGAAGGTTTTGGATTATGGAAAGAATACTCGACAGAATACTGGACGCAGATTGACAAGTTACTAAAAGCTGGATTTACTGTTTTGTTTATTGCCCATCAAGCAGCAGATAAAGATGGAAAGCTTTGGCCGAAGGGTGATAAACGCGCTATTGATCCTATTCGTGACAATTGCAATACTATCATTTTTGTTAAGTCAAACGGAGTAGATAAAGATGGGCATGTGGTTAAATCAACTGGATATTTCCATGAAACTCCTGAATTCTTTGCCAGATCACGTTTTGATTATATTGTTCCATTCATTGAAGAATTTACTGCTGAAAATTTGATCAAAGCAGTTGAAGATGCAGTTGTTGAACAAGCAAAACACGATGAAGTTAAGCCTGTAAGTTTTGAAAAACAACAAGAATCAAAAGAGACTGAGGAATATAATTTTGATGGTTTGATTAATGAAGCAAAAGAAATTATCAATTCATTGATCACTGATGAAAAAAGTAAAAAAGTCAACGCTCCAAAAATTAAGATGATTGTTGATAAATATCTAGGTAAAGATAATAAATTGAATGAGGCTACTGAAAAACAGGTTGAACAAGTTGCGGAAATTGTATCTGACCTAAAAGATCTTGTAGAATAATATATAATATTAAACAAATACATAACTGAGGAGGAAGGAATAACCCTTCTCTCCTCATATTTTTATATAAGTTAGGTGATTTAATGGCAGAAAAAAGTTATAAATGTCCTTATTGTCATAAGCCTGTGTTAGCAAATGAAGCTGTTCCAGTTAAGAAACGTTATTGGCATCCTCAATGCTTACAACAAGAAAAAGAACAAAAGAAAGTAAAAGCAGAAATTAAACAGGAAGTTAAGTTAGCAGCAAGAAATGATCCTGACTACAAGAACTTAGTTAAGTATATTTGTAAATTATACGATCTTGAACAATTAACACCAATGATACGTTCGCAAATTGAGAAATATCATGAGCAATATGACATGAAATATAAGGGTATGAAGTTATCGTTGGAGTATTTTTATGAAATTAAAGAAAATGAAATTAAATCTAAATATGGAATAGGCATTGTTCCATCTATCTATGGAGATGCCAAGGCTTTTTATTTGTCGCAGATGAAGATGAAGAGGAGTTTAAAACAATACAACGGTCAGCAACAAACTAACACAGTTAAGGTCAATATGAAACCCAAGAATAACAGACAAGATAAATTAATTGACATTAGCAAGATTTGACTGAAGGTGACGTGATAAATATTGTCAAAAACCAGTTTACAAGATACTAAATCTATTATTCAAGTTTTAGGATGTTTAATGTTAAAGCCTGATTTACTCAATGACTTAAATGAATATGATTTAAACAATGAGGATTTTCCTGAGCAATTTCACAAAATTATTTTTGCTGCGATTAATAATTTATATCAAAATGGTGCAGAAGTAATTGATGAGCCAACAATTGACGGTTTTTTAGCTCCTTATGATGTTCAATATAAAATATTTAATGATAATAAAGGCGTTGAGGTTCTAACAAAAGCGAAAGATATTGCTCAGTTGGATAATTTTGATTACCATTATTGGCGAGTTAAGAAATTCAGTTTTCTTAGATCATGTCAAGATAAAGGTATTGATGTTAGCGATATTTATTCATCTTCTAATTTAAACTTTAAAGAAGATGCTGACATGAAAGAGAAATTTGACAAATACTCATTAGATGACTTATCTGGATTAATTGAAGCCAAAGTGGTTGCACTAAAAGATGAATTTAAAACAAATAAACAATCACATGGTATTCAGGCAGCTAAAGGAATGAAAGAAAATGTTAAAAAATTAGAACAGTCACCGGATTTTGGTGCGCCACTGTGTAGTAAATTATTGAATACAATTTGTAGAGGGGCAAGATTGGGTAAATATTTTATCCGCTCTTTGCCAACGGGTGGAGGAAAAACAAGGCTTGCTGTTGCTGATTTACTGAACATTTGTTGCAATGAAATTTACGATCCTCATAAAAAACGATGGGAGAGCAATGGAATTGCTGGCTCAGGTTTGTTTATTACAACCGAACTTGATGAAGAAGAAATTCAAACCATCATGATTGCCTATCTTACTAATATTGAAGAAAGTAAAATTCTTGAAGGTAGCACTACAGATGAAGAAAAAGAACGTATTAATTATGCAATTGATTTGATTGAGCGTAGCAACATTTGGATTGAATATTTACCTGATTTTAATATTGATGATATAAAGAGAGTTATTGAAAGTTATATTATTAAACATAATGTTCAGTATGTTGCGTTTGATTATATACATACTTCGGTACAATTAATGTCAGAGATTTCGAGTAAGAGTAAAATGAGTGGATTACGTGAAGACCAAATGCTATTGTTGCTCTCCAATGCATTAAAAAACATGACTACATCTTCAAATGTATGGCTGTTATCTGCTACTCAGGTTAATGCAAGTTACAAAGAGAAGAATAGTCAAGATGAGTCTGCATTACGTGGTGCAAAATCTATTGCTGATAAAGCTGATTGTGGAATGTTAATGCGCCCTGTTACTAAAGAAGATGACAAGTTAATCGAATCTGTTTTGCATAGCAATAATTTTATGGGAGTAGATAAACCTAATTACGTTTGTACAGTATACAAAAATAGGCGAGGTAAGTATTCTCATGTAGATGTGTGGCTGAAAGTGAATCTCGGAACCAATAGAACAAAAGATTGTTTTGTAACTAAGAATGATGAATTGATTGATGTCCCATTGACAGATTTAGTTAAAACAGAATTTGATTTTTGAGAGGTGATGATGCCTCTTGCCATATGATAAAGACAGAATCAAAGAAGAATTAACATTAGCTGAAATTAAATCCATTATGCAAGATTTAGGATCAGAAGCACCTAAAATAATTGGTAATATGTTAGCATTCCAAACTATTTGTCATGGTGGACATAAACATAAGTTATTTTACTATCCCGATTCATTTTCTTTTCATTGCTATACAGATTGCGGAGAAACTTTTGATATTTATGATTTAGTTATTAGAGTTAATCAGCAACAAGGTAGAGATTTTTCATTTTATGAAGCTGTTAGCTATGTAGCAGACTTCACAGGTAAAAACTATCAATTGAATCATTACTTCACTGATCGACAGAGTTTTGTAGTAAATGACTTAGATTGGTTAAATAAATTTAAGAAAAAGCCTAAGACAGACATTTATCTGCCTGTATATAATGAAACAGTATTAGATGTATTTCTTCATTTACCTCATCAAAATTGGCTAGATGATGGGATATCATATGAAGTTATGATGAAATACGGGATTTGTTATTATGTAAAAGAGAATGCAATTGTTATTCCTGTAAATAACCAGCAAGGACAATTAATTGGTATTAGACGGAGAGCATTAGAAGAAGATGAAATTGAAGCAGGTAAAAAGTATATGCCGTTATCTGTTGCTGGTAAAACTTATTCGTATCCTGCTTTATTTAACTTGTATGGATTATATGAAAATCAAGAAACAATTAAACGATTAAAAAAGTGCTTAATCTTTGAATCTGAGAAATCGGTTATGAAAGTCGAGTCATTCTATCCTGATAGCAATTTCACAGTAGCAACTTGTAATAGTAATCTATCAACTTGGCAGCGAGATACGATACTGGAGTTAGGTGTAGAAGAGGTTTTTCTAGCTTATGACAAAGAGTATGATAATGCAACAAGTGATAAAGCTGAAAAATATAAAAATAAATTATTAAGATTAGCTCAGATGTTCACACCATATGTTCGTACATATATTATTTGGGATCAAGATGGACTATTGGAGAAAAAAGACGCTCCGTGTGATAAAGGACAAACAATATTTGAGAAATTGTTAATGGAGAAATATGAAATAAATACTGTGGAAGGTGAAGACAATTAAATATAAATTAATTGGAAATAATACATATGAAAATCCTATTGAAACTGTACTACATAATCGTGGAGTAAATGACAAAGAAAAGTTTTTAAAACCTGACAAGAGTGTAGACATTCATTATTCTAAGCTAAAGAATATTCATCGGGCAGTTGAGTGCTTGTTACAGCATATTAAAAAAGGTGATAAAGCTTATATTCAGGCTGATTCAGATCCCTGACGGCCTTTCATCATCTGCTATTCTTATTCAGTATTTGAATAGCATTTATCCTGAATTTGTTAAGAATCACCTTACTTATAATCTTCATTCGGGTAAACAACATGGTATTGTAGCTAAAGATATTCCTGATAATATTAAATTAGTAGTTGTTCCTGATGCGGCTGTGCGAATAGAAGAACAAAAAAAACTTCATGCTCATGGAATTGATGTAATTATTATTGATCATCATGATCTCACAAGTGACTCAGAATATAGCATTCTAGTTAACAATCAAATTTCAGATGATTTTTCCTCTAAACAATTAGTAGGTGTAGGAATGACATTAAAATTCTTGGAAGCATTAGATGACAAATTGGGGTTAAATAATGCTAAACAATATCTTGATTTAGTAGCGTTGGGGCATGTCAGTGATATTGCTGATATTCGAGATCCACTGGTAAATTATTATATTCATAAAGGGTTTAAACAAATTAATAATCCATTTCTTAAAGACTTAATTGAAAAACAATCATTCTCAATGAAAGGAGAGGTTAATCCTATAAGTATTGGATGGTATGTAGTTCCTCTTCTGAATAGTTGTATTCGATCAGGAACACAAGAAGAAAAAGAAATGACTTTTAAGGCTCTGCTAGGCTCAAATGAGCAGGTTTATTATAAACGTGGTAAATGCTATGAATCTATTCAAAAGCATATGGCAAGACAATTAACAAACATTAAACGTAGACAAGACAAAGCTAGAGATAACAGTGTGGCAGCACTTGAAGAAGTTATTAAAGAAAATCATCTCAATAATGATAAGATTCTTTTTGTAGTCGGTGATGAAACACTTGAGAAGAATTTCAGTGGATTAATTTGTGGTAAATTGGCGAATGAATATAAGCGACCAGCATTGGTTGGAAAGCCATTTAATGAAAAATATGTTGCTGGTAGTGGCAGAGGGTATGACAAAGGAGTAGTTAGAGATTTTAAACAAATACTTCAAGACACAGGAGCATTTGAGTTTGTTGAGGGGCATCCTCAAGCATTCGGTTTTCAGATAGCACAAGAGAATATTCCATTAGTTGTAAATAAATTAAATAATAAATATAAAAATGTTGTTATTGATGCTAATGAATATGATGTAGATTTTGTGATCCCATCATTTGAATTTAATTGTGCTTTAATCAAAGAAATTTACAAATATCATTCATTTTGGGCGCATGGTGTAGAGGAACCATTATTAGTTATTAAGGGGTTAGAATTGACTAAAAGTGATATTGAATTAATAGGCAAAAATAGTAAAAATCTAAAATTTAAACATAAGGATATTGAATACATCAAGTTTCGATATGACGAAGACACATACAATAATTTATTTGGACAAGATGGTACATACACTGTTGACATAATTGGTCGCTGCGGAATTAATGAGTGGCAAGGACATAAAACTCCACAAGTAATTATAGAAGATTTTGAAATTGGAAGTGTGAAAAAAACTGATTGGGCAGATTTATTTTGACATAATAAACAAAATTAAATATAATATTAAGGAAGGGAGAGATTGAATGCCAATTAAACTAGAAGGATACATAAGCGATCACAATCATAGTGATTTTAGTAATGGACGATTGCTAGACTCAACAGATAAGATTGAAGATATGTTTAAAGAGGCTGTACAACTAGGTTATAAAGGAATGGCATTAACTGACCATGAGATTGTTTCTGGGCATATTAGAGCAATTCAGACTGTCCGTAAGATGAAAGAAAAAGGCGATATGCCTGAAGACTTTAAATTGATTCTAGGCAATGAAATTTATCTTGTTGATTCTCTTGAGAAAGTTCGAGACAATTATCAAGGTGGGGGAATTACCAAATTTCCTCATTTTCTTTTACTTGCTAAAGATAAAGTTGGACATGAGCAAATGCGTATTTTGTCATCAAAAGCTTGGGGTAACTCATTTAGAACTGGAACAATGATCCGTGTGCCAACTGTTAAAAATGAATTAGAAGAAGTTATTGGAGATAATAAGGGGCATTTAATTGCAAGCACAGCTTGCTTAGGATCTGAAAGCTCAATTAGATTGCTTAGAATTAAGGAATATGAACAGCAAGGTAACATAGAACAAGCAGATGGAGAACGACAGAAACTTGATCAATTTCTTCTATGGTGTATGAGAATGTTTGGCAAAGATAATTTCTTTATTGAATTACAACCAGCCATTTCAGATGAACAGAAATATGTAAATTCTAAACTTATTCCATTGGCTGATTTTTATGGTTTAAAACGAATTATCACAACAGACTCGCATTATTTACGTCCCGAAGATCGAGAAATTCATCATGCTTTTTTGAATGCTAAAGAAGGAGACAGAGAGACAGATAGTTTTTATCATGATACATATATGCACAGTATTGATGAAATTTATCAGAAGATGGAAGACTATATTGATAAAGACATTATTACTGATGCACTGAACAATACAGTTGAGATTGGAAATATGGTTGAAGATTATACAATCGAAAAGCCACAAGTTGTTCCTAAAGTTGCACTACCTGAATTTAAAGTAAAACATATGTTAAAACCAGTTTATGAAAAATATTCCTATATTAAAAAAATGGCTTATTCTAAACATGAACAAGATCAATTTGCTGTTCATTTGATTGAGGATGGAGTAATTAATAAGCTTCATGCGAATGTATTATCACGAGAAAGATTTCACCAATATCTTGACCGAATTAATACTGAACTAGGTGAGATATGGAAGATCAGTGAAAAACTGAATCAGCGAATGGTTTCTTATTATGTGACTGTGCGTGAAATTGTTAATGTAATTTGGGATGATTGTGGTGGTAACAGTTTAGTTGGGTCAGGGCGTGGATCAGCTAGTGGATTTTTATTAAACTTTCTATTTGGTATTACAAATATTGATCCATTATCTTATGGAATTGAAATGCCATATTGGAGACATCTAAGCAGCACACGACCAGATGTTGATGCGTTGGATATAGACATTGACACAGAGGGGAATAAACGTCCTCATATTCTACAAGCATTAAGAGAACATTTTGGCAAAGATAAGATGTTACGAGTGGCAACATTTGGTACAGAAACACCAAAGAACGCAATTTTAACAGCAGGTAGAGGACTTGGATATGATAATGATGATATGTCTTATCTTGCCTCATTAATTCCAATTGAGCGTGGAAAAGCCAGACCATTGAAAGACTGTTTTTTTGGTAATGAAGAAAATAATATTAAACCTATTAAAGAATTAGTAAATGGTTGTGTTGGATTTCCACATTTGCAAGAAACAGCATTAAAACTGGATGGATTGATTGATAAAATCGGTATTCATGCAGGTGGAGTAATCTTATATAATCAACCATATTACAAAACAAGTGCATTAATGAAAGCTCCTAATGGTGATGATATATGCCAGTTTGATTTGAATGATGAACATGCAGTGGGTTCGACAAAATTTGACCTTCTGAGTATTGAAGCCCTAGATAAAATGAGAGCGGAGTTGGATTTATTACTACAATATAAAGAAATTACATGGCAAGGTTCATTAAGAAAAACATTTGATTATTATCTTCACCCCAGCAAACTGGAAGTGAAAGATCCTAAAATTTGGGACATGTTAGGTAATGGTCAAATTATGGATTTATTTCAGTTCTCGACCTATGTAGGAAGAGAGTCGGTAGTAAAGGTTAAACCTAGAAGTCTTCTTGAAATGGCATCAGCTAATTCATTGATGAGACTTATGGCAGCAGAAGGTGAACAGCCTATTGATACATATATTAAATATAAAAATAATATTGAATTATGGTATCAAGATATGCGAGATGCTGGGTTGAATGATGAAGATATTGGAATAATGAAAGAACATTTATTGCCGACTTATGGAGTTGCAGATACGCAAGAATCAATCATGTTATTGGTAATGGATAAGCGAATAAGTGGTTTTGATGTTGCTAATAGTAATTTTCTTAGAAAAGCTGTTGCGAAGAAAGATCCTAAAAAATTGGCAAAAGTAAAAAGTGATTATATTGTGGGATGTAATAATCTAGGCACTCATGATAAATTGCGTGATTATGTATGGGATGTTCAAATCATGCGACAAGCAGGTTATTCATTCTCTGTCCTTCATACCATTGCATATAGTACAGTGGCGCTCCAAGAATTGAACTTAAATTATAAATTTGATCCTCTATATTGGCAAACTGCATGTTTAACTGTCAATTCAGGAAGTAACGAAGAACTTGAGGAAGGTAATTACTCAAATAAGACAACTGATTATGGTAAAGTTGCATCTGCTATTGGTAATATCAGACATAATGGAGTAAAAGTTGAGTTGCCAGATATTAATAAAGCTGATTTTGGATTTAAACCTGACTTGGAAAATCACTCAATTGTTTATGGATTGAAAAGTATTGCAGGTATCAATGATGAAGTCGTGCATGAAATAATTACGCATCAACATTTTAATTCAATGTATGATTTTCTGAATGGCATGTATGAAACTAAGAAACTTCAAAAGAAACATGTATTACAATTAATTAAAGCTGGCTGTTTTGATTCGTTTGGAGATCGTAAAGAGATCATGAAACAATTTATTGAGATGCTTGCAGAACCAAAAGAAAAATTAACGATGGCAAACTTGGCTTCTGTAATTAATGAAAATCTTGTTCCAGATAACTTACACGACTTAGTTAGGCTATTTAGATTTAAAAAATACATATCAAGCAATAAGTTTCTTTATAAAGTAATCAAAAAACCAAAAGACAAATGGATTAAATTAGATATAATTTCAATGGATTATGTCAGTAATACATTTGAAGATGAAGATATTAAACAAATACAAGCTGAAATATCTGATGATGGCACGATGGTAATCTCTGAAAAACAGTTTAAAAAAGTTTATGACAAACATATGCAACCAATTAAAGATTGGTTAGCAACAGATGAAGCATTGGAAGTGTACAATGATAGATTAATTAAGAATGAATGGAATAATAATTGTTCAGGTACAATTTCACATTGGGAAATGGAATCTATTTCAATGTATTTCCATGAGCATGAATTAGCTCATGTCACAAAAGAACGATATGACATTAAAAATTTCTTTGAACAGCCAACAGAACCAGTAAAGGGCAAGCCTTACAAATGGAAAGGTAAGCAAATGTACCAATATGAAATTTATCGTATTGCCGGAACTGTTCTTGATAAAGATAAGAATCGTCATACAATTACTTTACTGACAAATGAAGGAGTAGTTAATGTGCGTGTATATGCAGGATTGTTTTCATACTTTGCTAAGCAAATTTCAAAGTCAGTAAACGGTAAAAAACAGGTTATTGACCCTTCATGGTTCAAGAAGGGGACGATGTTGTTAATTACTGGTTTCAGGAGTGGAGATAACTTTATCCCTAAGAAATACAAGGACAGTGTATATCAGCATGTGATCGAGCGTATAGACAAAATTGACGATAAAGGCAGGCTAACACTCACAGCAAATAGACCGCAAGTTTAAAAGGATGGTTAGATGAACAAAAAGATAAAGAAAACATTAGTTATACTGTTATTAATTTTAGTGCTAACTTCTTCTGCACTAATTCCCAAGATAAAACTAGATTTTCATCGGAAACATGTAAAGCTACATAAGCACAGAATAGCCAAAATAAAGGCTATTGATACATTACAGATGAATAAAGACATCATGAGACTTAAACTATTCACTCGTCAACAATGGCTTAAAAAACGCAAACTGGAAGCTAGAAAAGCAGAAGAGAAACGTGAACGAATTAAAGAAGAACACAGAATAAAATTAAATAAGGAGAGAGAAATACAAAAGAAAAAGAAACAAGAGAAACCATACTACATAGTAAATGCAATTCTCACGGCTTATACATATAGTGGCGGAGTGGGAGATGGGCTAACTATGGCAAATGGAAAACGTCCACAAGCCGGAATTTCGATAGCGGCACCGAAAAATATCCCTTTAGGTTCAGTGGTAGATATACCAGGATTAGGTCGCAGGATAGTAAGTGACAGAGGATCAAAAATTGTAGGAAATACATTTGATGTATTTTTTGAAACAGAGCAAGAATGTATTGATTTCGGTCGTCAATTTAAACAAATAAAGATATATAAAAATTAAGGAGAATACATATGATTATCGTTTTAGAAGGGGTAGACTGCTGCTATAAGTCAACAGTGGCAAACAAACTAAAAGAAAAATTAAATTTTAAAGTTATTCAAGGATCGTCATTTTCACAAGCAAGATGCTCACAAGGAGAATTGTTTTCTAAATTTCTTAAAATGGTAATTGGGAAAACTGACCTTATTATTGATCGGTATATTTATTCAAATCTTTGTTATGCACCGTTATATAAAGACTTTGCAATGATTAATGAAAGCCAAAAGAAACTTATTGAAAGCCTTATGACAATCGAACAGGTAAAAGTATTCTATTTATATGCTGATGCCGATACAATTAAGAAACGTATTAAAGTTCGTGGAGATGAGTATGTAAAATCTGATCAAATTAAACAAATTTTAAACCAATATAATAGCGTATGGGACAGTACAGAATATCAAATTAATAAAATTAATACAACGAATCAAACAAGCAATGAAATTGTTGTAGATATACTGAATAAAATTAAATAAACAGTTGACAACGTATATAATATTAAATATAATAGAGTTACAGATTGATTAGGAATTAAATTAATCTGTAACTCTTAATTCTAATCAAATACAGGAGAAAACATGCCATTACTGTAATTATGGTATGAGTATTACATATCAGCTATGATAGCATCTTTATTTGTGATTTCATTGTTGGTTGCAATGTCTGTGATCATCTTAGTAATACATAAGATTTGTGATTGGTGCGAAATGGTTTTGATCAATATAAAATTAAATAAAAGAAAGAAGTGAAATGGTTGGTAACGGCATTATTGATCTGTGGAATTGTCATATTTATTGGACTCGGAAGTATGGTCTGTTGTGCAGCTATTGGTGGTGCTAAATTAGCAAAAGAAAAGATTAAAGAAGGTGAATCGTATTGAGTGATAGTGAACCATTAGAAACATGTGATACTTTGAGAGAAGCAATTATTTCAATTAAGGAAAAACTCGTTAAAATAGATAAAGAACATCGAGATGATTTGAATTGGTACAAAAAACATATGCCAGAACACGACTATGTTGATACAAGTTGGAATGATCAACTATATCTCGTTTATGATAAAGATGAAGATGAGTTCCACATATTTGCAGACGAGTATGATATCAATGAGTGGCTAGATGATCAGTGGAGTAATAGTTTGTTTGAGTATGGTGATGGAATTAATGATTACTTTACAACTGATTTAAGGATTTGGCAATTTCACAGAACTCTTTGCAAGGAAAGATATGAGATTCTTTATAGAGATTCAAAACCATTTATTGATGGTTGGATGAGATTACAAAAGACCGCCAATATGGAATATGAACCTAGATTTTCAATAACATAAAATCGGGCTTTCATCGAGGTGAAGTAAGATATTGAAGGGATACTATGTTGGTGAAGTAGGCGTAACTTTATATAATGATCTAATTGACAAATCATGTGACCTGCATAATTATCTTGTAGACAAACAGAACAATGAAAAACTGTCTAATGAAGAAATCGAATGGGCAAAATCATTCTTTGACTACGCACAAGATGTTTTAAAAATTATTAAATAATAAAATCATGTATTTATAGGAGGGTATTTATGGATACATATTATGTAATTGATGGTTACAGAATTATTGGAGTTTATCGATCTAAATATGCATTTGATAATGCTAAAGAATATTTACAAAATAGAAAAGAAGTACATCCAGATCATGAATATAAGCTTGTTAAATTAATTGAACAATAAAACCAACATTTTATCGGTTTTTAGACACAATATATAGACGTTAATATTAAATATAACACTACATATAGTATGGAGGAACGACAATGACAACAAAACGTAGCATTGAAACTACGTTCAATATGCCAGCAGGTCAATATTGTGGCGTATTACTTCGAAAGCGATTAATGAAAAGGATTCTAAAATTACAGAATGAATATGAATTTAAAATCAAACAAATGCTCGCTGCAAATATAAATGAATTACAAACATCAAGCTGGACAATTAATGATAATTATGGAGATATAACGAAGGAACAAATATCAGGCCAGTATTTTGATCCGAATGAAACAAACCAAGAAAAATTGAAAAGGATTGAATGGTTTAAACTAAGTAAACCAGTAAGAGTTGAGTATTTATATGAGTCTGATGACAACGAAGAAGTAAGAAAAAAATTAAGTGAAATTGTATTAGAAAAATTGAATAAAAGTAATGATGAAAAAGGAAAGGATACAGATGAAAGCTATTTCTAAAGAACATTTATTGGCATATATTGAACAAAATTATAAAGATGAAGCAATTATCATGGAAGATGATTGGAAATTAAAAGCAGCATTTGAGCAATTCGGAGATGAATATTTTATAGTAGATGGATTTTGGAGTTTAACAAATAAATGTGATAAGTGGAATGATGCAAATTATAAAGTTAGTTACTATCAAGATGGTGATTTAATTTTATCAGAAGAGAAAAGATTAACTGAAAAGGAAGCAGAAAAGAGGAAGAAAGAATTAATTGATGCTGGTTATCAAGCATGGGTTACTAAGGAAAATGAATAAAATTAACGATTTATCGGGAGGAAACAAATAATGGATTGGGCAGATAAAATAGATTTATTAGGACAGGTAAAAGATGACAGTAAAACTAATAAGTTAGTTATTCGTCATCTATGCAATATTGAACAACAAAATAATCAAACAAATGAGTTATTAGAGCATATTGCAATAACATTGGATAACATTAATAAAAATGGAATTGCTTCATTTTAAGGAGATGATTAAAGATGAATGATATTCATTATCTTCAAGGAAACGACTTTCAAAGTCGTAGAGAAGAATTATTTAATCGAATTGTCAGCTTATCGAATAAAATAAATACATTAAAAGGAATTGTTCAGAATCCTCTGCCAGATAAAATGAGTAAATTCAACAATGAATCGTGGAATTATGTAACATCCGAAACATTTAGTACGGCGGATAATATTAAACAATGGCACAGTGATTTGGCAATATTCTTAACTGATTTTTATAATGAGCATAAAGGATAAGAGGTGAAGAAAATATGACTGTACAAGAATTGTTAGATGTTTTAAATAATCGAGGTGAGATTCCAGATCCGTCAAAAGCTGAACTGTGTTTTTACCTTGAAGGTGAAAATTATCAAGATGAACCATCGTTGAAATTAGCTAGTATTGGTGCATTTGATATTTCTACTGATATTACAATTGGATTTAAATTTGAGAACAAGGAAGATGAATAATGTCAGATTCCAGTTATCAAGGATGTCAGGTACAATTAAAACAAATAACAATTAAAGAAGCAGTTGAATTGATTACTGATATTCCATCGAAAACAGTTTTCTATACATATAAAATTGGCGATGCCATTCATAAATTGAATCAAGAAATGTTAGCAACAGCAATCAAAGGTGGAGCAATATATTTTACGCCAGAGAGTTATGTTGAAACGAATGAAGATCCAAAGCGAAACGAAAAATTTCTTATTCATAAATTATTAAATATATTAATTACAGTTAGCAAAGAATATAAATTTGCAAAAGATATTCTTCCAGCAGGAAACGCCACCTATGAAAAAATTATGGAAAATATTCAAAATACAGAAGAATATCTTGGAATATCCGATTGATATAAAATATCTGTTTTAAAAGGAGAGGATATTATTTCTGATACAAAAAATATTAAACAACCAGAAGAACCCATCGCGCGAATCGAGAGACAAGGAACGTGGCTAAATAAATTTTTGGGTTATTTTATTGCTGGAGCATTTGCACTGGATTGGTTTACATGGATTGTATTGTCGATAGTTTATAAATAATAAATAACAGAAGATATAAAAAATGAAATTTGAAATTGGAGAACGCATATTAATTTTTGATTCTGATGATGAAAATTTGGATGATAAAAAAGTAAAGATTATTCAATTACCAGATCATCCCGAAATAGCATGACGCACAATACAGAATTGAAACACGTGAAGGATACCAAACTTGGATTGATCCGGAAGACTTAATTTCATTAGTAAATTAAAAGGAGAATTAGATAAATGACAACTTGGATGCTAGTATACATAGTAATTATGCTTGTTCTTAACTTAAATAATATTAAACAATTATTTACTAATAAAAGCAATCTAGTTCAAAAGTATAATGATGGTATGGATCAGATGGAATCATTAAATAATATGGTCGGAAATAAAGTAGTAACAATAGCAATATCACTGTTTGGTTTATTATACGTAACGTTTTACGCTCTGTTTTATGTGATAGTTGGAAGCATGTTTAGTGATAATAAATTCTTATTAACTGTATCCGTTTTGTTATTAATTAAATCAGCTTTTGCTTTATATAAAGTTATTGTTACGGTTATGAAAGACCCTGTAAAAATTAACAGTTTACCTAGATATGAATACATTAATTATATTTCTGAACCAGTAGAATTGATTTATATTATTGTGTTTTTGTGGATGTTACTTAGCTAAAAGGGGGAGAAAAAATAAAATGTTGTTGTATTCTCTTGAACGGGCAGCATATGAAGATCACAATTTACTTGCTGTTAGTGATAAATTTGAAGATATTAAAAAAGAATAT